TTAAAGCGCTGACTGTTGGAACAGCCGCAACTGCTGGTAACTTGGCACCAGAAGAATATGTCGCAGAAATCATTAAGATTGTGACTGAAATCTCTCCTGTGCGTTCTGTTGCTCGTGTGCGTCAAACGAACTCTAAAGAGATCGAAATTCCGCAAAAAACCGCAAACTTTGCAGCGGCTTGGACTGCGGAAACTGGTACACGTTCAGAAACTACTGGTTACACAACTGCTTTGAAAACTATTGCAACACATGAAGCCTATGCTCTGGTCGATATTTCAAGCCAGTTGCTTGAAGACTCTGCGTTCAATATGGAAGCAGAGATGAACCAAGAGTTTGCGGAGCAGTTCGCAAAAGCGGAAGGCAATGCTTTCATCGTAGGCAATGGCACGAATAAGCCAGTCGGGATTACAAACGGGAACGTAGTTGCTCACACCGCTACAGGTGCAGCGTCAGCGGCTATTACTACTGATAACCTGATGGACTTGGTTCACGGCTTGAAATCAGAGTATGCGGCTAACGCGACAATGATGTTCAATCGTGCGACTTTGGGCATTATTCGTAAGCTGAAAGATACAGCGGGCCAGTACATTTTCCAAACTGGTTTCTCTGGTCAATCTGGCGCTCCAAATACAATCATCGGTATCCCATATGTAGAAGCTCCTGATGTAGCAGATGCGGCCTCTGGCGCAAAATCTGTTATTATTGGTGACTTCCGCCGTGGATATATGATCGTTGATCGTATCGCGCTTTCAGTATTGCGTGACCCATATAGCCAAGCTTCGACTGGTCTAGTTCGCTATATCGCTCGCAAGCGCGTTGGCGGTGAGGTTGTTCTTGCGGAAGCTATGCGAGTTCTGAAACACGCAACTTCATAAGAATAACGAAAGAGGGGGGTTTGTTCCACTTTCCTCCCTCTTTTTCAATAAGGTAAATACATGAAGCAAATTCAAATGATTTATAGCGTAGCTGGGGAGAGCAACGCATCTGGAACAGAAGCCCGCAAATATTTAGCTGGTGAGATTTTGCCTGTAGATAAGCCTTGGCAAAAAGCTTTAGCAAAGTCTATGATTGAACGCGGCGCGGCTATTGAAGTGCAGGGCAATGCGGGGCCAGAAGAAACAAAAGCCAAGCGCAAGAAAGCCCCTGTTAAAAAATAAGGGGGCATTATGCCAAGAACAGTCAACAGCTCTATTCTTACCGCTTTATTAGCGGATGAAGTTAAAATCTTTTACGCAATAGAATTAGATTTTTATAACGGCGCGACTAGCTCTGCTACTCCTGTTTATTTCTGGACTGGAGTTGGAGATCTCAGTGCAAACTCTAAAACCTATGTCGGCGCTGGAGACCTTCTAAGCATCAGCGAAATTGATGAAGTTTCTGATTTGAAAGCAGCGGGCATCTCAGCGCAATTAACCGGCGTTCCATCCGATCTTGTAACTAAATCTCTTACAAGTGAATATCATGGTAGAGATGCTACCGTTTATTTTGGGATACATGGAAGCAGCTTTTTGACTGAGATATTTAGTGGCTATATGGATCAATTAAATATCAAGGATAGCGGTGAAAGCTCAGTTATTGAGGTAAAGATTGAAAGCAAACTAATTGATTTGCAGAGAGTTAGGCCATTTAGATATACAGAAGAAGTACACGATGAGATTTATAGCGGAGATACTTTTTTCTCTTATGTGCAAGATCTGCAAGACAAAAAAGTAAATTGGGGGAAGGAAGATTGAAGTACCAGCAAGAGTTTCTTGCTTCTGTATATTTAGAGATACAAGAACTCCTTAAACTTCACTGGCAGGAAATAGCTCTTAATAAAAATTTTATTCATTTGAACCCAGACTGGGATCAATACAAGGAAGCGGAGCAAGCTGGTCAGCTTCAAATATTTACAGCTAGAGATGATGAAAAACTTGTAGGATATTTTGTTACTACAACCTCAAGATCGCTTCACTATAAAGATCATATCTTCGCTTCAAATGATGTAATATATTTACATCCTGACTATAGAAAAGGTCTTGCTGGATGGCATCTCCTAAAGACCGCAGAGAAATATTTAAAGCAAGACGGTGTCTCATTGTTATTTGTAAATACAAAAATCCACAAACCCTTTGATGTATTACTTACAAGATTAGGGTATAACCATATTGAGAACGTGTTTTCTAAGAGGCTTTTCTAATGGCTATTACAACAGGAACCCTAATTTTAGGCGCTGGGTATGCAACTGTTACCTATGCTATTGTAGGCGGCATTGCCCTTATGGGAGCGGCTTCAATTTTTGGGGTTGGAAGGCAGAAAATGCCAAAATTTGGAGGCAGTGGTCTTACTAACAATATTGATCCTGTCGCTGATTTTGAGGTTATTTACGGTGAAATACGCAAGGGTGGAATAAAAACTTACCTAGAAACAACCAATAATAATAAATATATGCACATGATCATTACCCTTGCTGGTCATGAGGTTAATAGCATAGGTGACATTTATTTAAATGATGAGGTTGTTTCTTTCAGTGGTTCGGATGGAACAGTAACGACTTCAAAATGGGACAGCAAAGTTTACATCAAAAAATTTACTGGATCATCGACCCAAAACGTATACTCAACACTTAATTCTCTTACATATAAGCCTACAGAAATAACTTCTTCTTTTAGAGGGCGCGGGATTGCGTGTCTCTATGTCAGATTTGAATATGATGCAGATACCTTTGCAAATGGGGTTCCTCTTGTTACAGCTAAAATTCAAGGCAAAAAGCTCTATGACCCCAGAAAAGATAATACCAATAGTGCTTATAAAAGTTCTCTAGGAGTTAGCACTCATAGGCAGAATGACCCATCCTCATGGCAATATTCTGATGAGCCAGCTTTAGCTGTTAGGGATTATCTTACATCTAATCTTGGACTTGATGCAGAGCAGTCAAAAATTGATGACGAGATGATTTCATCAGCTATAGATGATTGTGTTTCTGTTGGAACATCTGGATCTGAGGAAAATTCATTTAAAATAGGTGGAGTGGTTACTACTGGATCTACTCCAGAACAGAATATTAACACCCTTTTGACATCATTAAATGGAACGCTGTTTTATAGTCAAGGAGAATGGAAGCTTTTAGCTGGCGCGTATCAAACTCCAGATGCTTCTGTAAGTGGTAATAATGCGCTGGGCTATGACGATATTAGGGGTGAGATCAGTATAGCTACTCGCTTCTCCAGAAGGGACACCGTCAATACAGTTAGGGGAACGTTTATTGATGGATCTAGTAATGGTAGATTTATTGAAACTGATTACCCTCAACAGCAGATACCTGATTTATCAGAAGACAATAATGAAGTTTCTATATTAGATCTTGAACTGCCTGTTACAACAAAAAGTGCGGCGGCACAGAGAATAGCCAAGCAAATTCTTTTTGTAGGTAGGGAGCAAATTACTTTGAGTGCTGATTTCTCTTTGGAGAAAGCTTTTGGCATTCAAGTTGGGGATACTATTCAACTTTCTTTGGATAGATATGGATGGAGTCTTAAGGATTTCAGAGTAATTTCATGGAAAATGAGTGGTCTTGATGGATCTGCCCCATCTGTAAATCTTGGCCTTCAAGAAACATCTACAACAGCTTATCAATGGTCAGTTACGTCAGACGAATACAAACAGATTACTCATAATAATACAAATCTTGGAGATGCTACCTCTGGCTTGTCTATAAGCGGATTGGCGACTACATTAGCATCAAGCCTTCAAACTGATGGCACAAGTATGTCTAGGGTTATTCTATCTTGGAATGCTGTAAGTAGTCCAATTCTTAGGCATTATGAAGTAGAATGGAAGCCAAGCAGTCTTTCAAATTATGCATCTACTATAGCGCCCAATAATGCCATAGAGATTGAGCCATTAACTGCTGGCACAACTTATAATTTTAGAGTTAGAGCAGTAACTGTAAGAGAGAACGTAGGGGCATACGCAACAATCAATGCTACTGCGGTAACAGATACAACCGCTCCCTCAACCCCAAGCGCTCCAACAGTAACAGCGGGGGTAAAGCAATTAGAGGTTTCATGGCAGGGCTATAGCTTTCCATCTGATTTTGCTTCTATGGAAATCCATCATAGCACCTCAAGTAGCGGCACATATTCTTTGATCGGAACGTCCGCTGGAACTAGCCTAGTTCACAGTGGTCTAACACAGAACACAACACATTATTATAAGCTCAAGGCTAAAGATTTCTCTGGTAATATTTCTGGGTTTAGCGCCGTAGGGAATGGAACAGTTTTAGCTGATGCTCAAGGTGCAGATGGTCTATCTACATTCCAAGCAACGGTTTACAAGAGAGCAACATCTGCACAAAGCGCACCATCTGGTGGATCATTTAATTTTGGAACCAATGTTTTAACTCCCCCATCTACATGGTCTAAAAGTATTCCTTCTGGAACAGACCCAATTTATGCGTGTAATTTTCAATTTCAAATTCAAGGAGATACTGGTTCAGACACAGCGGGAACATGGTCAACGCCGTATCTTTATGCTGAGAATGGAACTGATGGCGATGATGGGCTGTCTACTTTTGTAGCAAGTGTTTTTAAGAGATCATCGTCAGTGATTACTCAAGCTCC